TTATTCTGTGGAGCTCAAGCTCTTGCTATGGCAGATATCGGTTTGCCTGAAATAGTTGAAGATACTTTCGACTATGGAAACCAAAACGGTATTTCTATCGGTAAGATCATGGGTCTTAAGAAACCTGTCTACAACTCTGACGTTTCTGGTCAGAATGAAGACTTTGGTGTAATCAGAGTAGATTGCGCATTTTAATTAAGATTGGGGTGGTCTTCGGACCACCTCTTTCTACTAAACAGGAGTTTTAAATGGAAGAAACAAAAACTATGAAAGTTATCTCAGAAATAGATTTATATGTATCACTAAAAACTGGTGATGCTGTTCGTTTATACGCAGGAGAAGCAAGAGAATTTCCAGAGTATATTGGATATGCTTGTATACAAGCTGGGGCTAAAGAAGTAAGAGAAGAACCTAAGCCCAAGCCTGAACCTAAAGCAAAGCCAAAACTCGTTAAAAAAACAGAGAAAAAAGAAGAGAAATAAATGGCCGGTACGCTAACAGCTGCGAATATATTAGCTAGAGTAAATAATATACTCCAGAATACTGGTAATATACGTTGGTCAAGTTCAGAACAACTCGAATACCTAAATGATGGCCAAAGAGAAATTGCTAATTTTAGACCTGATGCTACTGCAGTGGATGCAAATATACAGTTAGTAGCGGGTACACAACAAACCATACCCGCCGATGGCTTAAGATTAATTAGTGTGTCTAGAAACATGTCAGGTACGGCTACAAGTGCAACTGGTGGAAGAGCAGTTTCAAAAGTAAATTTAGATGTAATAAATAGTGAAGAGCCAAGTTGGCATGACCCTACAGTTACAGGTAAAGCAGCGCACGGTGCTATAGTTAAACATTACATGTTTGATAACAGAGACCCACGTAAATTTTCTGTATATCCCGGAGTTGCTGGTAACGCTTATGTAGAAGTTGTGTATTCTAAAAACCCTACTGATCTCACATCAACGTCAGATACAATACAAGTAGATGATATTTATGTTAATGCTCTAATAAATTTTGTATTGTACAGATCGTTCTTAAAAGAGTCGGAGTTTGCCGCTAATTTTGAGCGTGCTGGAGCCCACTATCAAATATTTACTCAAAATCTTGGTATAGGCGCACAACTATCTCAATTCACTCAACCAGAACAGGAGGCAGTCGTTGGCTAGTTTTGAATCTTTAGTAAAAGAAGTTGCCCCTTTTGTTCCGGGGTGTTCAGAGTCTATGATAGAAAGTAACTTACGTTCTTCGACTATAGAGCTTTGTGAAAAAAGTAAAGCTTATACTTATGACTTAGACCCGATAACTACTATATCAGGAATTTATGAGTATGAGTTTGACCAACCTAGCGGTACAGATGTACATCAAATACTCTGGGCTACTTTTGATGGTAATGATCTGGATCCTATTAGCCCTAGAAGCTTAGAATTAAATTACCCTGATTGGAGAGATAAATCAGGTATACCAACAGTATATTTACAAAAAACATCTAACACTTTTTGGTTAGTGCCAGTGCCCGGTGCAAAAACCGTTAATGGGTTACTGGTAAATGTGGCTTTGAAACCAACTAGAACTACTAACAGTATAGATACAGAATTTAGTAATACTTATCGAGATGGTATTTTATATGGTGCTATCTACAGATTGCTAAGAATGCCCGGTAAAGAGTGGACCGACCCAGTAGCCGCTTCTGACTACTTTAATTTGTTTCAAGCCGAAGTAGGCGAAGCAGAGTTAAGAGGTAGAGGTGGTAACATAGGCGTGAAACGAACCGTTAAATATAAAGGTACGGGCTTGTCCCCAAGGAAAAGGTATGGACGTTATGGAAAGGAACTCGACTATTAGATGGATTTTATAGAACCCAAACTAACTGATGTTCGGTTATGTTGGGAGGAAATAAGAGGCCCAATATGTTCGATATTAAATGAAATCCCTCATTGTGAGGTTATACCAGAGGACATTTATAGCGAATGTGTAAATGGAAGAGCAGAATTATACATGTCTTCTATTGGCTTCATGATCTTAACAGTAGAAGTAGACCCCTTTTCAAAAACACGGAGTTTGTTGATTTGGATTGCGTATGTGCATGAAACTGGTAAACATAACTGGGTTTCGCATGTACAATGGTTAAACCAATTAGCAAAAGCTTCGGGTTGTGTTTATATAAAAGCAAAATCCGTAGTTCCTGAGATGGAACAATATGCTCTAGCTAATGGGTGGGAAATAACAGAAAGAGTTTATAGTATAGAGGTATAAATATGGGCGGAAGTAGAGGGGCTAAAGTAGACCCGAAAGATTACGAGCCGGGTGAAAGAGAGAAAGCGTTAGCAGCAATTGCTGTTGATGCTAATAATTATTATGTAAATCATTTACAACCTGTTATGGCAAAACAGTTAAAACACGCTGCTTCTGATAGGTTTGCTCCAACTGTAAAAGGTTTTAGACAAGCTGATATACAACAAGCTATGACTGGTAAATTAGATTTAGATTTAGCTAGAAGTTTTCAAGACAGTGCTAATAAAACTTTAATGGCTACTAAAATACAGGTTGATGCTAACCGAGAAGCTTTAGGCGCAAAAAGAGCAGAACAAGAGAACGCTTTGAGAACTGGGTTAGGCTTGGGGGCTACGTCTTCTGGTGCATTAGCTCAAGCAGCAAGGTTACAAAACAATCAACTTTTATCTCAAGCACAAGATGAACTGAAAGTAAGGATGGCAAGAAAAGACATGCAGAACCAACTTCTCATATCAGGAGCAAAAGCAGCTACATTTGGTATTGGTGGTGGATTATCAGAAATGGGTGCAGGTGGGGCAGGTTTTAAAACAGGCTTCAAACAAAGTCTAGGTAGATACTTTAGAGGAGAGTACTAAAAATGTTAGTAGGACACGGCAGCGCTTGGACTGAAATAGGTAAAACTCTAAATTCTTTAGGGTTTGGCTCTGGTGGATTTACCCTTGATTTTAGTGGCCTTGACTTTGGTAATATAGATATTGATAACGTTCAAACCGAAGCTAAAAAAGCAGAAAAAAAGTTACAAGACAATATAAATAAAGCCCAATCTGGTAGAGATGGGCCTTTAAACGAGGACCAAGCCGTAAAGAATGCAACATCTCCTATCGCTTCTGAGCCACCACCTTCTGGCCCACCAGCCGCTGCAACTCCTCCAATAGAAAGTTCTGAGGGTATTGGAACACAAGAAGCATCTGATGTTGGTACTACCGACTATGCTCCAGTATATGTTACTAGTTTGGGGGAAGTAAAAGACCCCGATAAAGCATTTGCAGATGTTGCTAAATCTAGAGATAGGTTTGTTAGAAGCACAGTAAGACCTTTTGAGAAATCTTTGTTAAACGAAATAGATGGTGATGAGTTAATTCAAGAAGCACCTATGGATGTATATAAACAAACCACCTTAGGAGAGGATATAGCTGCAAGAAACTTAAGTAGATTTGGTGTAGCTGAAACTTCTGCGGCTAGAATGCAAAGAATGACTGGTAATCAACTAGTTAGGACTATAGGTGTGACTGATGCTGTAAACAATGCTAGGTTACAACAAGATACAAGTAACCAAGAATTATTAAATAGTTTAGTTAATGCTGCTCAAGGTATTAACAAAACTGCTTTAGAAAGTTTAGGCACTGCTGCTGGGTTACAGATAAATAGAGAAAATGCTTATAGCTCAGCAAGAGCAGCTTCTAGGTCCCAAAAATATGGGTTTTTTGGTTCTTTAATAAGTGCGATCTAATGGTAGAAATGTTAAGAAAGGGGTTTCAGTCCCAAACTTCATATAGAGAAAGTGCTCGTAAGTTAGAAGAACAATTAAAACTTGATTCTTACAATAGCTCTAGGGATGCTTTTACACAAATTTCAAACAAAATTAGTAGGACGGAGGGTGCTTCGGATGAACTAGGCAATGACTTTATTTTTAGTCTAGGTGGTCTTGCACAGGTAGTTGCTCCTGAAGAATGGAAAGCAGCAGGAGGTAAAATAGATACAAATGTCCTAAACAGCGGTGCGTTTAAGGACGCTCTGCATAGGATACAGTTTGTACAATGGGGTACAGGTAATTTTGCTTTTTATGACAGGGCTGAATTAAGTGGTCAAAAAGATGACGCTGGTAACGATATTTATAATATTCGTATAGCCGAGTTTAAACCGGGGGATAAGAATGCTCCGGGACCTAAATTAGCTTTCAAAAATCTTGTAAACGCTGACCAAGACGGAGATGGCGTAATCCAAATGACTATACCTGAGTTAGATATATTAATGCAAGATTATCAACATCATGTGTATCAGACAACTAGCCCAGTAGCGTATGCAGCTAGCAGACGTTTTGGAGACAACGGCACCTTTGAAGAACTATCTGGACCAGAGCAGGACCAACTCGGAGATACTGGCTATGGTAGTCCAAGTTACAATGGGGCGTATCTTAGTGACGAAACCACAACTACAGAAATTTTTAATGAAATAAATAGTATTCTAAAAAACACTAATAGAATAGCAAAACCTATACAAATGGATCCAACACAAGTTATGGATACATTAGATCAGCTCTTACAAATGACTGATGATCAAATAGCTGCTTGGGCTGTAGATAATGGATTAAGACCGGGTGATATACAATTCGCTGTAAACCAATATTCTACTTTTGCTAGTAAAGTTAAAGATAAAGAGGCAGAGTTTCTCCAAAGAGAACAAAATGGAGAAACAATTAGTAATCAGGAAAAAGCAGAACTAAGGAATCTCAAAAGAAAAAGAGATAGGTATATTATTGGACAAAACACACTTGGCTCTGGATACGATGAAGACTTAAAAAGTGGTACTCAATCTTTACGATTTGGACCGACAACTACTGGAACTCTTCAGGGTACTTTGTATAACTTAAACCTAAGAAACAAAAGAGAACTTGCAGAGGTAGAGAAAAAGATATCTGGAGGGACGTATGATCGTGATTTAGATTTAGAAAAATTACGTGCTGAAAAAAAGAATTTAATGAATCTTTTAGCTGTAGCTCCTGTAGACAGTGATAGAGCTAAGGATTTAACAGAAAAGCTTAAAGACAAACAAGTAGAAATAGATAACAGAATTAACACGCTAAGACTTGATGCTGGTGCTCAAGATAAATTTAGGGAATCAGATATAGCAGATATTTTAGGGAACTTTAATAGAAAAGATGGCGGTATACCTTTCGAAACTTTACCTGATCAAATATCAAACCTACTTAAGAAAAAAGGTTATCAAGTATCTGACTCGACTAAACAACAAATAGATAACTATATAAATGCAAACTTTAACCCAACAACTGGACAAGTTATTCTGGAGAGTAATGAAGCACCTAAAACTAAACGAGATTATGAAGCAACAGTTAGTAGAAATATAAGAGATGCCATGGCGATGTTGTACAGCTTTGATAATTCAATATTAGAAGCGTTAGGCCCTGAAAATATAGAAGCAATGTTGACTGCGGTAAGAATAACGGGGACTTTGGATACCAAGTTGTTACAAGATTTACGTGAAAAGAGGGCGAAAGCTGATACTGTTTTTAATAACTCATTTACTGCGGCAGGTGTTGCTTTAGAAGGCTTATATAGAAAAGGGTTAGAGCTTGGTGGCTATGGTGATGCTAACACATTTACACCTGATAGTTATATGTCGGACTTCACTAAATTTTATCAACAAGAGTATAACAATAATGCAAAGGTAGAAGAGTTTCTTACAAGGGATAGAGCAGCACATGGAGGGCAACTTAGTGCAGCTGGTCAGACGATTAATCAAAAAAAATTAAAAACTTTAATGGTTGGACTTAGACCAATTTTAGAAAACGCTAATGACCAACGTTGGATGCAGTGGTTAGGTAGTGTTGGAAATGATGACGTAAGTGCAGCTACGGATCTTCTAACTGGTGAATATAGAATTCAGGCAATGTATGCAGATGGCAATAGGTTTCTTAAATATTCAGATCTTTATGATGCCGAAGGTAGAAGAAAAGGTACTACTCCGGGATTAACAGGTTTTAGAATGCTCGGACCTGACGGAGGTGTTGCAGGAGCAGAAGAACTTACAATAGATGATATTAGAGAAGCTATAGATGACTTAGGCGGAGACCCAAGTAGAGACTTAAGAACTCTGATAAAAATATTTGAAGATGTTGCCTTTTACACTGGCTCTGCAGGTTAAATATGGCTAATGAATTAGAAAAGGTACTACTAACCGATAGTCAGGCTCCTGTTGCGCCTGAAAGCACAGAACCTGAACCAACCCAACGACGTCCTGTAGCACCAAACTTAGAGGAAGAACAACAAAGAGATGCGGCTAGAGCCGCACAAGTTTTTGGTGGTGTTAACAATCCTGTAGGAAATTTTAATTTAGAAGGCACTCCAGTATTTTATGGACGTTCTAAAGATCATTTTACTAGAGGAGTAAAAGCTGGAGTTCAAGGAGTAAAAAGTTCTTTTAGTGGTCTTGCTGCTATGGGCAATCTTATTATGGGGGACGATATGGCAGCCCAAAGAAGGCTTGCCGAAGTAGATGATTATAATCAAAGAGTTCAAAAACTTTTAGAACCCTTAGAAACTTTTGAAGAGTTTATCCTTGAACCAACATTACAAGGGGGTTTTAACCAATTAGCTAGGGCTGTTGGACAAAATTTAGCCCCTGCTGGGTTAGTTCTAGGGGAGGCTCTTGCTGGAGGCATAATCTTAGGAGCAGGTAGAACTGCTTTTACTGTTGCGGGTAGGGCTGCATTACAAGATGCTATGTCTAAAACTGTTAGAAAAGCAAGTAACTTTAAAGATAGAGTCCTTAAACCAAACAAAGACGATGTACTACAGTTAGGTGGACCTGAGGTAGATTTTCAAAGACAAACTGTAAATGCTTTTGAAGAACTCTGGTTTAAAACATTAAGAAATAAAGGCACTGATAATTTAACACCAGAAGAAAAAGTAGTTATGGATACTGCTAGAGCTTACATACGAGATTTAAAAAGAGGTGCAGTTGGTGGGGCTTTTATAGCTTCTGAAAAATTGATAGCCCCTGAAATTCTACAAGAGTATAGAGATGCCGGAATAGAACTAACTGCAAGAGAAGCAGTTATGGCAGGTCTAATTGGACTACCAGCAGCTGGAGTAGAAGTTCTTTCAGACGCTATATTCTTTGGTTCTTTATTTAAATTAGCTACCGGTAGAAGTAAACTAGCTGGACTCCAACGAAAATTCCTTGAAGGTAAAAAATTAAGTGAACACGAAAAATTTATTTTAAAACTGTCTCTACTTGCAGAAAAGAAAGGAATAGATGCCATAGGAAAAAGAGGGCAAGCAGAACTAAGGCTTTTTGAGAAGAAGTCTACTTTAGCTTTGTTAGGAGATGTAGCTAGAGTAGGTGTGGGAAGTATAGCCGCAGAGGGTTTCGCGGAGGGAGTTCAAGAAGAAATAATTATGTCGGTAGGTAATGCCGTAAACCCTGATTTTGACAACGCCGGTACTGAAGCTCGATTAAGAAGAATGCAAGCTTGGTTTGATGGTGCTGCTGGTGGTGGTGCCCGTGGTGTCGTCGGTGGTGCTGGTGCAGCAATATTTCAAAAAGCCCGTGCCGCTATTAATAACAAAGTAGAAGACCTTGCTTGGCAGAATGTACAACAAGAAACTTACAAAGATTTAGAAGAGCTCGGATTACCAGAAACTTTTGACGATGTAGTAGCGCAGTTGCAAAGCATGATTGATCCTGACTACAAAAGAGAATCTGTTTGGCTAACTTTAGAATTCCTTAAAGCGAATGGGATAATAGATCCAGAAACTAATACAGTAAATAAAACTAAATTAAGAGAGCTGTTACAAGACGCATTTGCTGGAAAAGATGAGAGTTCTATTCCAGAGATTATGTTGAGTCTAGATAAAGACGGACTTGGTGTACTTTTAACTGTTAGTAGAGATGCCCAAACATTTTTTGATAACCAAAGATTTAATAACGTTAATCTAAGAGACGTATTAACTAAAATTTTAGACTTTACTGAAACTTCTAGTTCTGCACAAGGAGATCAAGTTATTGTACAACTCTTAGAAGACGATAAAGTAGTTTGGGAACAAACAGCGCCTTCTAGTAGTATTCCTGAAGTTGTTATTAAAGCAGATTCACAGTTCCAACCTGAGAAAAAATACAGTGTTATGAAAAACTCAATGGACCCTGACATAGTAAAAGAGTTACTGCCTGAAGCACAAGGGCCTGATACAGATGATGAGGACCCGCAACTAGATTTATTTGACCCTGAAACAGTACAACCACTTATCGAGGAAATAGAGGGAGAAATATTTGATTACCAAATAAATGATAAAGAAGTACCACAATCTTTATTAGATAGATATGACTCACTTAAGAGTAAGAAAAGAAATATAAAAATAGCCATAACAACTCCGGAAGAAGAAGCGGAGAGAAGGTTAGAGTCATACAGAAACGAAGATGGTGAAGAAGAAGTAAAAAGAAGGAGTATGGAGTACTCTGGTGAGTTCGACGATAACTACAACGAAACTTTAGAAGAACTTAAATCCAAAATGGAACAGGAAGGTGGTTACACTGATGAGAACTTTGGAGATGTAGTAGAAGGTAGTGAATTTGATTTTGCTCAACAGTTTTCAGAGATAGGGAAAATTACTGTTCAAAGTGGTAGGGTAGCTACTGCGTGGAAAAAAAGAGAGGTCGCCAGCTTTGATAACGAAAAAGCCAACGATGAGTTACGTGATTTAATATCTACATATTATAGGCAAACTACTGAAGCCCTTATTAGATTAACTTCAGTATATCCGTCCGCAGATAATGCAGCTAGTGAGCTATCTAGACTTAACGAAAAATTAATTACACTAAATTCTGAAATAGGTAAATTAAAAAATAATTTAAATAAAGCGGAGAATTCTAAATTAGCTAAAAGTATAAGAAGAGTTACAAATGAAATACTAGACGAAAATTTAAGAACAGACGCAAATAAAACTCGAACCCAATTAGAAACTCCTGAGCGTGCTAGAAAAGAACTCGCCAGTAAGATAGCAAAAAGACTTAAATATAAAAAACAAGAACTTGCCGCTTTCTTAAATTCAATACAAAGAACTAAGGATACGATAGCTCAATTAGATTCCGTAAAACAACAAACAGAAGAGGATTCTAAAAAATTGATTGCAAAATTAGATATGGCGCAAGAAAGGAATCTTGATAGAGATACGCAAGCTAGAGCTACAGAAAGACTAATACTTGGTGAATTAGGAGTGCCACCTAAAAAAGCTTCGGCAATAGCCAATAGTAATTCTAGGGAGTTTTTAAATAAAATTGCTGAACAATTAGATCGACTAGAACAAAGAGTTAGAGATGAAATAAAAGTTATTAAACCCGGAGACGAATTACCTGTTATAGATTCGACATCTAAAGAAGCCATACTTAAAGCTATAGCAGAAGAAGAAGATAAAATAGATGCTATTGCAGAAGGTATAGGAGAAGACGATGTTAGACAACTAGCTACAGAAAGAGTTATAGCTAGGACAGAAGTAGATGGATTACCTCTTAAAAGTTTCTTGGGTATGTATGATACGCCTGTCAAAACTGCAGCTAGGATGTCGGAATATTTAGATATGGGTGAATTAAGTTTTGTCGATCAAGAGCTTCTTAGAAATGCAAACTCCTCTATCTTAAAAGTAATAAACGAATTACAAGCAGCAGATCCAAATTCTATTTATAAAATAGTACCTACAGATGTTATAAAAACTGTAGGCGACAAGCCTTTAATAGATAAAGGTATTAAGACTATTGTCACTGAGTTTTTTGATATTTTAGAACAAGAAGGCAAAGTTATTGGGGCTACAAGACCAGACGAGATTGACTTATACAGTTTTCAAAATTATGTAGAACAAATAAAACGAGAACTTAAAGTACAAGGAGGGAAAAACAAATTAGTCCCTATGTTAATTATTGAACAAAAATTTGGAAAACAATCAGTTAAAGGGTTTAGAGAGTTTATAAAGATTGCTGGTCCTTCTTTAGGGTTAGAAATTGACAGTGGCTATCAGTCAATAATAAAAGAAAGCACCCCAGAAACTGAACCTGATTTGTATGCAGATAAATTTAGAGATATGACACCTAAAGAAGCGGTGCAATCAATGGTGACTTCTGCTGTACAAATTCAAAATAGAGTCATAGAGAATAGACTTGTTAGAGGGTCAAGGTTCGAAACAACAGATGTAAGATTTTTAGAACAAGACTATAAGGCTCCTAGCAAAAAAACTCTTAAATTTGGGTGGTATTTAAGAGGAGGTAAAAATGATTTACCTTTATCTTTTAATGAACTTTTGGCAGCTGGACGATCTATTCTTGAAGCAAATATGGATAGCATAGAAAAGGCTAATACTGAACTTAATTATAGAACTGCTCTTGGTTTCGCTGTTTTAGTACAAAGGTTTTTAACTAATTTTAAAAACAAAAATGGTGAGTCAAGAAAATTTGTATTCAAGTATTACCGAGGTAGGAACCAAACACCCGGTGAAGTTGTACTAGAAAGTTTAGATCAACCTTTACCTGATGATTTATTAGAGTACCTAAACCCACATGTTGAACTTAGTTATTTTAATGGTGCTACGCTGTCTACTTTAGATTTACGTACTATAGCAACTTCAACATCCCCTACTGAGTTGTTGGACAAATTAAAAAACAAAAAAGAATTTGAGATAGATTCTAAAGCCGAGATAAGAGCTAAATTACCTGCTGATAAATCTGCAGGACCGCCTAAAACAAAAACAACTAACTTACGAACTTTTGATATTTTTAATCTGCCGTTGTACTTTAACCCAGCTCTACAAAAATATCAGTCTGCAAAAGATATGATATTAAACTTTACCCAAGCTCCTTTTAATTATAAAAGTGACGGGACACCTAAAGGTAAATACAGTCCGCCTGACATAATAAAATCAAATATTGATGCACGAAAAAGATTATTAAATCCAAATTTAGATAGTTTAAAAGATAAAGATAGAGTAGATTTTCTCGAGCCTGCTTTTAAATCAAATCGTGAGATAGACCTAACATTAAGAAACATGTTCCTTGATGAGCTAAAGCTCAACATGAAAGACGTTAGAGATTATGCAGAACTTAAAGAAGCTTTTGATTTTACTAAATTAAAAGTAAAAGAAATTGTAACCGGAGGTCAAATAGGAGTAGACCTTATTGCTACACGAGTAGCTAATGAGTTAGGTTTTCCTACTATTACCTTAGCTGGTAGCCCTTTTCCTTATGAAGAAGATGCTCCTAATAGATTTAAAACTGAGTACAAAGGTATGGAACTTTTATTCCATGACTTTTTTAAACGAGAGGATGAAGCTCTTGAAGCAATAGGTAAACAAAGAACTGAGTTAGCTAAACTTATAGATGACACTGAAAAAGCTAAAAAAGGTATAAAAGATAAATTAAATAAAGTAGCTAACAATATTTTCAAAGGGCCTACTGTTACTTTCCACCCTTTAAAAAATATTGCGAACCTTGAAAAAGAAGGGAAAGGTATTAATGTCATGCGTAAAAGAAATACCAATGAACATTATGGTAATCCTTTCACTCATTTAAAAACTAGAACTGCCGCTGAAGTACAAGTAAAAGATTTAGATGAAGCAGTACAAAGTTATCGTGACTGGTTACTAAATAAAAAACATCAAGATGTACAACCAGAACAAAGAAAATGGATTCAAGATCAGATAAGCCAAGGTAAGTTAAATGGACAAACTTTACTTTATTACTCTAGTGGCAATAAAAAGAAAAACCACGCAAACGTTTTAAGAGATATAGTTAATAGGCGTCAAGAAATACAATCCAAACCAAAAGTTTTTAAAGATAGTATAGAAGATGTAAAACTAGAGAAAGGCGCTTTTACTCAAGACAGCAGCTTTGAAAAATTAGATAGTCTATTGACTGAATACAAAGACCAAGTAAAAACCACTGGTGGTAGGAGAGCATTATGGTTTGGTGAGGTTAATTATAACTACACTGGAACCTCTCACAAATCTTTAGATATGCCTAACGCGATTCGAGATATGGCAGAGAAATTAGCAGAAAAATTTAATTACGATCAAGGTTATTTTAATAGTGTTCTTATTAACAGTTACCCTACTGGACGAGGTATTCCGGCTCATAGAGACGATGAAGCTATTTTTATAGATACTGTGGGAGTAATAGGCGGGATTGCAACTGTTAGTTATGGGGGTGATGCAACAATTACGGTGGCTGATAATAAGAACTCTAAAGAAGTGAATACTTCTAATGGTGATGCTTATCTTATGCCAGAGGGACGTTTTCAATTTAAGTACACACATGCAGTGGGTCCAGCTTCAGCACCCCGTATTAGTTTAACTTTTAGACATGTGCCAGCAAGTAACACACAAATAGTTTCACCTGAACTTACACAAGAGTTAAGTCAGATACAAGCTTTAGCACAACCTTTAAGGGAGTTTCCGGGATACAACACTAGAACTGAAGTTAATGTACGTTACTCTGATGGAGTAATTATTTTTGCAGATAATGGAAAGGGTGGCCTCAGTCCGGGGAGCAGATTAACAAAAGAGTTAGCTCAACTTTATAAAAAACCTATTTTAATAAACCCACTTTCAGTTATGGAAATGCAAACTTGGGCTATTAGAAATGAGATAGAAACTTTAATGGTGGCTGGTAGCGGTGTAGCCGAACCATCTTACAGAACATCTCGATCTAAAGAACTGCAAGAAGAACAGATTGGTAAAATTTTAGAAAATATAAATCCGCGTCAGTTTATTGAGGACAATGTTTTTGACATACGTTCAGACGACCCTGCAAATCCTGTGCTACTACCAGAGCAACAAAAACAATTAATACGTAGTGAAGCAGAAAGAAGATATGCCGAACAAGAGTTAAAGCTTAAACGTATGGAGGATGATAAAGAAATAAAAGTTCTTACACCACAGGAAGTTGCTGTCATGAATTCTGTCACTCCAGACTGGGAGCAACTGTTTCATAACTTTATGGTGTCTACTAATTATTTACGAACCCGTAGTGATTTACAAAAACAACTTTACAACAGGGCTTTAAATGACCCTGAAAACTTTGCACTTAATATTCCTATAGAAAAAGAATATGAACTATTACAAGACTTATTGGAAGAACAAAATATTTTAAATGATGATGACTACGCACAAAACGTAATAAATAATGTTGATTTGTATACTGACCCAAGAGAGATAGATAGAGGTTTTACTGAGGACGTTAATTTTGATGATGAACCAAGAGATATGGATGATCCTTATCGTACAAGAGGTAATAAGAGTTTTACAGAGAAGGTAATAAGCCAGAACATTAATAAGGAAAGGTATGCGGGCAGGTTTACCATGGAATCTATTAAACCCGGGATTTTCATTGAAGATGATGTCACTAATACATACAGCGACGTTGTAGACTCAGACGGGCGTGGAGTTGCTAGACAGATACTTAATTTAAGAAGAAAAAGAAAAGGTGAATTAACTCCAACACAAGAAGCACTGTTAAAAGACCTACAGAAACAACCTCCTTTTGCTTTTAAAAAACGAAATGAACTTATACCCGAAGATGTTTTAAGTTTAAGGCGAAAAAGAGCACAAGAAGCTAACTTTGATTTAGCTAGAATAGGAAAAATAGTAGACCCAATAAAGGTTATCTCTGATATAGCAAAAGATGTTTTACAAATACAACACAGAACACTGTTTGTTATGTTTGACGATAACCCTATAAAGTTTGACTCTAAAAAGTTTAATGATGAGGTAGAAATATCTAGAAGAGTATTAAGGGAAAACTCTGCAATACCAGAACAGATTGTTACCATAGGTAATGTAGATATTATCGTTTTAAGAAGACCTAGAGATTATTTCTATAAAATCAAAAATAATCCTACTACAAAAAATATCATAGAAGATGAAGTAGAAGGTTTAGTTCTTTCTTCTTATGAACACGCTCTTGGACATGCGTATTTTCATGAATGGTATGATTTAAAATTAATGGAAACTACCGAAGAGGGGAGGAACCTATTAAAAGCTTTTGAAGAAATTAGAAAAGACCCAAATGGACCAAAACAATATAAAGAAGATTCAGGTCTTGAAGAATTTGTAGGTGACCAAGTTAGTAAATTAATTAATCAAAAAGTATCCCAAATAGGGAGAGCTAAAGGTGAAAGATATACTAGAAGTTTAGTTTTACGATTAAGAAACTTCTACAGAAAAACTCAAAACAAAATGACTAAAGATATTTTGGGTAGAACTACTGGTGCTCCTCTTAAGGAATTTGTAGAGTATCACGAATCTATTGCAGAACAATTTAAAGGTACTTACAAAGACAGAGGTAGTGGTAAACAGATGTCAATGGAGTTTGCTCAAAATTTAGCTGAAGAAGTAGCTAAACGAAGAGATATGAAAGCCGATGTATTTTTTGCAAAAATTAAAGAAAACTTACTAAATGGTGATCCAGACAAACCTAATACTTATGTTAAGAAAACATTAAAAGGTCTTGGAAGAATAACAGCTTCTAATATCAGACAGTTAAAAGCTACTGGAGTAAACCCACGTTTCGCTGCTCAAATATATAGAGAAACAGGAGAAGAAGGAGATTTAGGTGTTATACAAGAAAAAGATTTTCAGTTTAGAAGAATAATAAACTCTTTGTTTGAAGGACTGTCGGAAAACTTAGGTATTCAAATTGGTACTTTTTTTGATGATAACTTAATAAGAAAAGAAGATATAACAATTTTAAATACTGTTTTAGAAAAAGCAGAACAAGCTATAGATGCTTTTTCAATGGAAGAACTAGATAAACAAAGAATGGATCCTAACTACAAAACGGCTGCCAAAAGGACTCAGAAATCAAGGCAGGATGAGGATGGTCGTATTATACCAACTGGTCCTGTTATAGATATACAACAAGGTAGGGCAGATGAGGTGTTCCCAGAGTATGGAGATTCTATTTACTTAGTTGTAGAAGTTTTACAAAGACTAAAAAGACTTATGGCGTCAGCCGGTTTAAGAGTTATGGATAACTATGACTTACGAAGAAACTATAAAATAGATGAAATTGGAGTCGACGATATATTACAAGCTAGATTAGTTAAGCTGTTGGTGAAATATAACCAACACACTGGTTTAAGTTCTGATGAAGCTAGAAAAGCAGTAAGAATAATGCTTCAAAACAGAGAAGATCAAGACCATATTTTAATGGATGAAATGGAGTTAGACCCTCTTGTTTCTGCAGTTTCAGTTGGTATGGCACCAAAGAGAGCTAACCTATTTAGAAATATACCTACACATAAATTAAGAGTAAATGGGTTAATTGAACCTCCTTACGAAGCTTTTAAAAACTCTATAAGAAGTATGTCGTTAAAATTTGTATTTAACAATGAAGTAAGACACACACTTTCAGATGGAGAAATACTTAGAGCTAGGGCGCTTATAAAACAAGGTGAGATAAGCACGCCTGATGGTTACACTGATGACTTAAGGTTCTTAGAACCCTTTGCCAAAATAAAAACTAGAGATGAATCCTTTAATGAGTTTGGACAAGTAGATGAATCAAGATACCTTATGCAAGGTCACATGTCCGCAACAGCTTCAATTTGGTTAGATCCAAATGTTAAACAACCATTTGATGCTACTCACGTGGTATCTTCTATATTAGGTAAAGCAGGAATGTCTATAGATAGGTGGCCTACTTTAAGACAGTTCCAAGCAGGAATGATGTTACTTAACCAAGTAACTTTCTTAGCTGGTAGTACCATATCCAGTATTCCTGAAATAGCTGGACCTGTAATCCAAAGGGGCGATATAGAGTCTATAGGTTTCTTAGGTAGAGCGATAGTAAAAAATATTAAAAACAAAGAAGAAGCTACAAACCTTATGAGAGCTTTAGGTGTTATGGGAATTAGTACAGCAGTAGAAGCTAGTGTTTATGCAGGTGATTTAGGTTGGGCTACTGCCAAAACTAGAGAATGGTCGCAAGCTTTCTTTAGATCGATTGGAACCACCAAGTTTATGAATTTTATTTATAGAAACGCAGGTCTTGTTTCAATAATGGCTATTGAAGCAGATGCAAAAAGAGCGGCTACTGGAGATCGTAAAGCTATGGATAGGTTAAAAACCATAGGGCTTGATTCTATACCACCACAAGAATTAGTAGCAGGTATGGAGAGACTTGGAGTTATGAAAGGTGATACTCCTAAATCATTTAATCAAATAGATAAGTTCTTTAGGTCTGACCCTTTGGGCCTACAAATACGAGAAGGTCTAAACAAACTCTCGGGTGAGATGGTACTAAGACCAAATGCAGCACAAAGAACTGTATGGATGAATAATCCTTTCTATGCTTTAGTTTCTCAGTTAAAACCTTTTTATTACTCTTTTGGTAAAACCTATGGAGAAGGCACATGGAAGAATATGAAAAGGAATTATGAGTATGATGGGCCAATAAGTGCTTTATTACCTTTAATTCTTCTAATTGGAACTATGATGCCTTTAGCTATGTTAGCTTTAGAAGTTAGAGAATTATTAAAATATATATTAAAAGGTGGGGATCCAGAAGTATTCCGTTCTGATGAAACCCCGTGGCCTACTTATATCTTTGATGTAGCAGATAGAGCCGGACTTCCCGGAAGGTTTGGATTGTTAATACCTATGTTTGAAGCAGATTTATATGGGGATCAATTCTTTACTCCGTTATTCGGTGCTACTTTTGAAAGGGCAGTAGATATTATAGAAGGTAAAGGTAATATTTGGGATTATGTGCCATACGCAGGTGCGGTTGGATATAAATAGAAATACACTTATAATGAGGTAAATTATGGCTTATTCATCAACAATTAAATTAGTGGTAGGTGACACTCTACCTGAGTTGAACTTTACTTTAAAAGACAGTAATACCGCAGCTGCCGGTAAAACGCTGGACGCCGATGATAGTACAACATGGGCAGCAGTAAACTTAACTGGTAGCACTGTGCGTTTTAGAATACGTGAAGTAGGATCTACCACTGTGTTAAGTACAATTACCGCTACGGTTACAGGTGCCTCAACTGGGCAGGTGACTGTAGCTTTTCCAAGTGGTACTTGGACAACTTCAGGCACCTTTGAAGGTGAAATAGAACACACTACAAGTGGTGGTGGAATCCAAACTGTACAAGATTTAATTAAGTTCCAAGTGCGAGATGACTTTGATTAATGGCACTTCGAGCAATAGTATCCAATTCTAAGCTACACGCTATTGTAGATACTGACTCATTAGAGCCAGTTACCGTATTTGCAGATATACAGTCTGTAACACAATTCCTTAATTTAAATTACAAATTAAATTTTGCTGATTTAAATGCAGTAGACATAGTGTTAGATGCTGATTCTAAAAACCTATTCTTTACACCTCTATACAGAGCAGACCAAGTACAGAATATAACCATTACAGAGTCTTTAGCCAATGATATTGCTAAAACTGTAGTTGATACTGCCACAATAAATGAATTAGCTGCTTTAGCTACGAGCAGACCCGCTTCAGATACTTTTAGTGTGACTGAGAGTATTGCAACATTATTAATTTTTGAACGTGCGTTTTCGGATACAACTAGTGTAGCAGAAAATTATGCTCCTAACTTCGGTAAAAATCCGTCAGATTCGTCTAACGTCGCTGATACTGCACCTACATTAGGTACGGGATTAGCTAAAAGTGACACATCGTCTATTTCTGAAAGTTCTGATGTAGTGCCAAATAAGATATTGGGTAATCCACCAAGTCCGGGTACAACAATAACTTACACAGTGACCGTAGCTGCTGCTACTAGTGGTAGTGGTAACAGGTTTTACATAAATGGTGCTGAAAATCCCACGATAGATTTTGAAGCTACAACACTTTATACGGGGGCAACTTATAGATTTGATCAATCACACTCATCTAATGCAACTCACCCTCTAAAGTTTTCTGAGACTTCAGATGGTACGCACAATAGTGGTAGTGAACATAGCGTGGATCCCAATGTAACGTACAACGGTACTCCGGGACAAGCCGGTGCTTACACCGAGATAGATTTTGCTCCAATTGGTGGGGTTTCAGCTTTACATTATTACTGTGCAAACCACAGCGGTATGGGTAATAAAGTAAACCTTATAGCGCCTATGCGTGTAGAAATGTCTGAGTCTTTAGCTAAAGTATCTACTTTTCTACGTACTTTTACTGATGCTTATAGCTTAGATGATACTGCAAGCCCTAGTGACGATTTAGCTACAGAATCAGGTATAAATAAAAATAATGTGGTTTCTATA